AACCTTTCGTTCTTCCAGCAGATGCTGGTTGAATACAAAAAGCCTTTCTTTGTGAATGGGCAGAAAAGTTACAAGTGGCATTGTCCAGACGGTGCCCGAAACGAAAAGCTAGATTGTGAAGTTTACAATTTGGCCGCTTTGCGAGTCGCGCAACAATACTTAGCGCTTGATCTTGATTCACTGGCCGCAATTCCCGTTAACGTTGCTGAAACCGCTAATGTAACTAGCGATTCAAGTAGCATGGCAGACTTAGGAAAATTATTAAATGGCAGCTAATGAAGCGCGACAACTTGAAGAGGCACAACAAGCCAGACACAAGTTATTGACAGGAACCAGAGTTGTAAAAATCAATAAAGATGGTCTGTCTGTAGAATACACCAGTGCTAACCTTTATGAACTTACTGCATACATCAGTGAGTTAGAAGCCAAAGTTAATGGTGTTGGAAGACGCCGTGCGCCAGCTGGGTTTCGATTCTAATGAAAAACGTTCAGATATTAGATCACAAAGGTCAGCCAATGGCTGAATCATACAAGGGTGCCGCTCATGGTTTTGGTGGGCAGTTAACGGACTGGAACCCCACGCTTCAATTAGCAGATGCCGCTTTATTGCCTAATCTTCAGATGGGTAATGCGCGAGCCGATGATCTTGTTAAAAACCACGGTTTTGCAAATGGTGCCGTGCAAATGCATGTTGATAACGTGGTGGGTTCGCTATTTCGCTTAAGCTATAAGCCACAATGGCGAACACTTGGCATTAAGGAAGCAGACGCTCGAGCCTTAGCCGTAGATGTAGAAGCTGCTTTTAAAGAACACGCTGAAGATAACGTGGGCTGTTACTTAGATGCAGAGCGTAAGCGTACCTTCACCATGATGGTTCGTGAAGTTGTTGCAACTCACGTTAATCTAGGTGAAGCGATGGCTGCAGCTGAATGGATCCGCCGCCCTGGTTCTTTGTTTAGAACTGCTATCAAGATGGTTTCACCCAAGCGAGTTTCAAACCCCAATGGTGTTGCTGATAACCAGTTCTTACGTGGTGGTGTTGAGCAAGACCGCCATAGCAGCGCCGTTGCTTACCATGTCCTTAACCCTCGTTATGGCATGGGTGCATCGTTAAACGGCTATGGTTATGGCGAATGGACCCGCGTTCCTAGAGAAACCCGCTGGGGTCGACAGCAGTTTATTCATGTGTTTGAACCGCGTGAAGATGGGCAAACGCGAGGGGCTAATCAGTTCCTTTCAGTTATGGAACAGCTTTTCATGATTGATAAGCTGCAGTTAACAAAGCTTCAAAACGCCATCATTAACGCAATGTATGCCGCTGTAATTGAATCGGACCTTGATTCAGAAACAGCGAACCAAATGATACTTGGTGCAGGACAGGGTAATGAAAACCCCGCAATAAAAGGGCTGTCAGCAATGATGGCGATGACTGGTCAGTATCACCAAGGCGCTAACGTTAAAATGAATGGCGCTAAAATTCCGCACCTGTTCCCTGGCGAATCACTTAACTTAAAAACACCAGGTCATGCAGACAATGGATTTGCCGACTTAGAAGCTTCAATACTCCGATATACCGCCGCAGGAATGGGTGTAAGTTATGAGCAATTAGCGCGTGACTACTCAAAAGTAAATTACTCGAGCGCTCGCGCATCGATGATGGAAAGCTGGCGCTATTTCATGGGCCGCCGAAAAGTGATCGCCTCTGGCTTTGCATCCCGCGTATTTGCTTTATGGTTAGAAGAAGCAGTAAGCCGAAATATTATCACCTTGCCGCGCAAAGCTAAGTACAACTTCTACGAGCGAAAAGCAGCATGGTGTAACGCTGAGTGGATTGGTTCAGGTCGACTAGCAATAGATGGATTGAAAGAAGTTAAAGAAGCGGTCTTAAGAATTGAGTCTGGTCTTTCTACCTACGAAAAAGAATTGGCAACAATGGGTGAGGATTACCAAGAGATATTTAGCCAGCAAATTCGAGAAACCGAAGAACGTAAAGCTGCGGGTTTACCCCCGCCAAGCTGGGTTCAAGTAAACCAGTTCGCCAGCAACGAATCAGAAGGAGAGGCCGCGTAAGCGGTTTTTTTGTGCCTATGTTAGAACAACTTGCCAATCAGTTTTTGGCTATGAACGCTAAGTCAGCTAGAAACCTTGTTGGTTCTCTGTCTCGCATGCAAAAAGGTGGTTTCTCAATCACTGATGATCAAGGGGCTGTTGATGCTACTGAGAAGCCGCGCATAAGCACCGCGTCTTTAGGTTATGGCATGAGCGGCCGCAACTACGACTCAAAGCCGTTTCACTTTATTGATGGTATAGCCATCATCCCTGTGATGGGAACGCTAGTTCACAAGCTTAGTTACTCTAGTTCATGGGCTACTGGTTACAACGTTATTGTTGGTATGTTCGATGCCGCTAACGCCGACCCTGATGTAGAGGGAATATTGCTTGCCATTAATTCACCTGGCGGCACTGTTGCCGGTTGCTTTGATGCTACAGACCACATTGCACAAAATAAAGGTGATAAACCTGTTTGGGCAATTTATGACGATATGGCTTGTAGTGGCGCTATGTGTATTGCCAGCGTTGCAGACAAGCGCTTAACAACGCAGACAGCAATAAGTGGATCGATTGGCGTTGTTCAGATACATGCCAGCTATGAAGAAATGCTTGCAGAGTCAGGCTTAGCGGTCACGCTAATCTATTCCGGTTCTCACAAAGTTGATGGCAACCCATATAAGAACCTACCCGAATCTGTTTATGAAGATTTCAAAACCCAGTGCGATGACTTGCGCCAACAGTTTGCCGAAAAGGTTGCAACGAACATCGGGTTACCTATTGAAACCGTTCTTGAAACAGAAGCGCAAACATACACCGGGCAAGCAGCTGTAGATGCAGGCCTAGCTGACGAGTTGGTTAACTCGCACAACATCATTTCACATTTTAAACAACATCTGTCCTCACCGGACAGTTCAACACTACGGAGCGTCACAATGAGTGAAAAATCTACTTCGGTGGCAACTAAGTCGGTAACTGCCGGTGAAGAAGCCCAAGCTGCTACGCCAGCACCCGCTACTAATGAAAATACGGTAGACCATCAAGCACGTTGTAAAGCCATTATCACGGCAGAAGCTGCAGAAGGTCGAAAAGACTTAGCGCACCACTTGGCATTTGATACTGATATGTCAGTAGAGCAAGCGTTGGGTGTTTTAGCTAAAGCCCCTCAACAATCAGCAACCGCTGAACAGGGTAATGCGCTTGATGCTGCAATGGCTAACACTGAGCAACCAAACATCACGGCTGTTGCTGAAGACTCTGAACCTTCAGAGGCAGAACAGTTCGTTCAATCTTACAAAACTGCTACCGGAGCAAAGTAAATGACTACTGAATCTTACAACTATGATCATCCTGTCTCTGGCAGTGATGAAATCGCTACTACTAGCGTAACCATCGCGTCTGGTCAGAACCTGCCAGCAAACACCCCGCTTGGTCAAGTTACCGCTACGGGTAAGTTCGTTGAATGTGACCCTTCAGCTTCTAACGGTAGTCAAACAGCGGTTTACCTAACTGCCCAAGCTGTTGATGCATCAGGCGGCGATACACAAGCGCAGGTAATTAAGTCGGGAACATTCGACCCTGAGCAATTGAACTGGCATACAAACTTTGATGCCACTAAAAAGTTAACTGCTTTTGTAGGTACACCAATTAGCCTACAAAAACAATCAGCCGTTTTATAAGGAGCGCGCACAATGTTTACCCCTCTAGCAACTAGCACAATGCTTTCAATTGTTTCTACAATGGGCAAGTTTGACCCGTTCTTCCTACGCATGTTTTTCGGCAGCGTTGTTACATCGCCAGATGAGAGCATTCACTTTGACAAAATCCATGACGATGTTGTTATGGCCCCGTTCGTATCGCCTATGATTGCAGGCAAGGTGCACAAAGAAAAAGGCGGCGAACTTAAAAAATTCACGCCAGCTTATGTTAAGCCCAAGCACGCAGTAAAACCTTCAAATAACCTGAAGCGCCGCCCCGGTGAATCATATTTGGGTGAACTAACGCCTGCTCAGCGCAAGCAAGCTACCATTGTTGATTTACTTGAACGACAAGACAAAGCAATCACCGCTCGTGAAGAATGGATGGCTGCACAAGCCGTGCTTACTGGGTCAGTTACCGTTGAAGGTGAAGACTACGACAAGCAGGTAGTTGACTTTGGCCGAGCGTCAGCAAACAGCATCACCCTTTCAGGTGCTGCAAAGTGGGATGCAGTAGACCCCGACACTTACGATCCAACCGATGATATTACCAACTGGGCAGAAAATGCCACGGGTAACATCAACACCATCGTTATGGGTAAAACGGCTTGGGCTAAGTTTTACTCGTTCAAGTCAGTAAAAGACAACCTAGATACTCGTCGTGGCAGTTCTTCAGAAATGGAAACAGCAACCAAAGACCTTGGCATGGTAGTTAGCTTTAAAGGTTACTTTGGTGATGTGGCGATTTGGGTTTACACAGGCCAGTACATCGATGCTGAATCAGGTAACAAAGAATACTACATGCCTGCAGGTAAAATCCTTTTAGGTAACTCGGCTTATGATGGCATTCGTTGCTATGGCGCAATCCAAGATGTAGATGCAAACGATGAAGGTATTGTTTCTGCTTCTCGCTATCCAAAGAACTGGAAACAACCGGAACCATCGGTTGAGTACATCATGACGCAATCAGCGCCACTTATGGTTACTCCTGATCCTAACGCGTTCGTTGATGTAACGGTCCTTTAATTTTCATTGGGGCGGGTTTATCCCGCCTAAAGGTTATTTATGACAACTCAAACAGCAAAGCAAAAAGCTGCAGCCGCAGCTAAAGATACTAATAGCACCGACTCAAAAGTTACAACTGAAAGCAAGATGGAAGTTTACCTTTCTAAAACTGTTCAACTTGCGCCCGGTGCCGAACCGCTTAAGCCCGGTTCCCACTCTCTTATTGAATCGGTAGCGAAAGGGCTAATTGAAGACGGCTTGGCCGTTAGCAAAGAGTCTGCAAAAAGCGAAGGCGAAGAGTAAAGAAATGGACGAGATAGATCGCTTACTTGATGTTGCTTGCAACGATGTTATAGAGCACTTAGGCCGCACTGTTTTTGTAAACGGCATTCCGCTTAAGTGCACTATTGATGATGAGCAATTTGAAGATGAAAGCGGCTATCGTCGTGAAGTTCTCTTTAGCTTTAATAAATCTGATGCGCCTTTGCTAACTAAAGGCGCATCAGTTGTTTATAAAGACAATACGTTTGTGATTGGCAGGCTTCCACGTGAAGACTTTGACGATCCTTTTTACACAGTGGAACTAAAGCGTGCATAAAGCCAAAGAGATAATCAACAGGTTTCACGAGCACTTACTTTTTCTTAAAGAAGGGCATGTGGCTGATGTTGTGAAAACCGATATTGATACAGAACAAGACTTTCCACTTGTTACTGTTCTAATGGGCCCAGACACACGCGAAGAATTAACAAAGGAAATGTACCAGCACCAACTAACGCTTTACACCGATATAAGCGTGCGTGTTGGTAAAGATAGTTTATATGAAGCTGTGCTGGATATACGGGAGCAAATCGAACTGAAGGTTTTGCAGATGCAGAAGCTTGATTTGGATTTCGTTTTTAGAATTACATTTCAAAACATGGGTGAACCGGAATACAACGGCGAAGGTGTTGATTACACCTGTAAAGCCCGATTGGAATTCATGGTTGAATATTTCAGCCAGCACGATAACCCAAGCGCTTAACAAACTTTCAACTCATTCAAAGCCCTGCTATTTAGCGGGGATTTTTTATACCTAAAAGGGGAACGCTAATGGCTGGTGAATTAAACGGCACTCAGGTATTAATTAAAAAAGGCACATCTACCATTGTTGGTCAGATGGAAGCTACCTTAATTTTCAACGGTACGCCAATTGATATTAGTAACAAGTCACACCAAGATTGGCTAACGTTACTGTCTGGTGAATTAGCAGGTAAGCAGCTACAAGTTGCAGGCACGTTGGTTTACAACAGCGATGCAACTTATAAGCAAGTGCGCGCTGATGCGTTAACCGGCACACAGGCCGATTATTCTATTGTTTACGGTGCTACGGGTGAAGCGTTCTCGTGTAAAATGGTGCCAAATGCGCTTTCTGATGCGTTGCCCATGGGTGACAAGGTAACCACCTCACTTACGTTCCTTTCTAGCGGCGAAGTTTCACATACGGCGGCATCATAATGAGTGGTGAAGCAAACGGTACACACTGCTTGCTTTACCGCTTCACTGGCACCGAAGACGCGGTAATAGTGGGTCAGTTGGAACTGACATCAACATTCAATGGCACACCAATCGAAATTACTAATAAGTCGCACAACGACTTTGTAACGCTGATGGATGCCAACCAATCAACAAAAGGCCGCACAATTACAGCCAACATTGTTTACAGCAATGACGCTGAATACAAGTTACTTCGTGCTGCCAGCCTGGCGGGTAACATTGATGAATACATGCTTGATTATGGCACAGGGTTAGTTGCTGATCAGATTCGTTTTAATGGCATACCAAATGCGCCATCTGATACAGCGCCCGTTGGTGACAAGGTAACGAGCTCAATCTCTATTCTCTCAGTGGGTGAGGATATCTGATGGAACTTAGGCTTTGCTATAAAACATACCCGTTCAAGATGAACTTGGCAGCAATGCGCCAGTTTAAAACCAAAACGAATAAAGACCTTTGGTTTACGCTGGTTTCATTCCTTGAAACCTACATAACAAATCAATCAAAACCAACCATTACACTAATGCGCGCACTTTATCAGTGTGTTGATTTTGAAACAGCTCACGCGTTAGTGAAACAGGGTGATAGTTCTATTGAATTAGAGCAGATTCAAGACGCCATGTTTAGAGTGGGTTGGCGTCCAGTTGAAGATGAAGATAGCGAATTCATTCAGCCATGGCCGCTTATTTTGTTTGATGTAGCTAACAAGATAGATCAAGAGTTCCGTGCCACTGTCAGCGACATAAAAAAAAAGGAACAAACTGGATAGCGCTTCCAAAGTCTAGTTCGGTTCAACCTTTTACTGTTGATTATTGGGCTTTCTATAAAGAGCTCGTTACCAAGCTAAAAATTTCCCCCTCTGAAGCTTGGTTACTCGATTACCCAGAGTTGCACCATCTTCTCAACCTTGGCGAAAACTCCAACGCGGGTGATGTTTCAATGATGATTAACGCAGAACGCCGTGCAAATGGCGCTCGTGATGATAGGTATTTAATTAAGTGAGCACAGAAAAGTTCTTGTTTGAAATTGCTGCAGATACCAAAGCGTTACGCGAGGAACTATCAACCGGCAAAGCCAGCGTTAAGAAGTTCAAAAGCGAATCTGATGGCATGCTGGGCAACTTGGAAAGCCTAAAAACGCCATTGTCTGCCGTTGCTACTGGTGTAGCCGCATTAACTACTGCGGTGGTTGCTGGTACGTCTGCTTTAGTTTCCTATGCTGCAGCGCAAGGGCGAACCATTCAAGAGACGGAAACCATGGCGAACATTGCCGGGTTAACGGTTGAAGAATTTAAACGACTTTCTTTTGTTTTCGGTACTGTTGGCATCGATGGCGAAAAGTTTGGCGATATTATGAAAGACACCCAAGAGAGAGTGGGTGATTTTCTCGCTACGGGTGGTGGTGCTTTTCAAGACTTTGCTGATGTAATGGGCTACACCTCGCAAGAGGCCCAAGCATTAGCCGGCGAATTCGAAACCATGAGCGGTCAAGATGTACTGCAAGAAATGGTTAACCGCATGGATGCTGCAGGCAAAAGCACCCAGCAAATGAGTTTCGCACTCGAGGGGATGGCATCAGATACTACTGCGCTTATTCCGCTTTTACGTGATGGTGGTGCAGCTGCACAAGATTTGGCTGATACGTTCGATTCAATCAACGTAGAGTTATCAGAAGAAGAACGAGCTCAGTTTGCCGCCCTAGCTAATAACGTAGACCTAGCACAAGGCGCGTTCGTTAACTTCCTGAATAACGCAATAGCCCCGTTTCTGCCTGCTATTAATGCCGCTACTCAAGCGCTAGCTGAATTCTTCGCTGCCCGTCAAACGGGTATGGACTTGGACCGCATTATTGATGAGAACTCATTAGCCGAACAAGTTACCTCTTTAGAAGAAATCGAAAAGCTTCAAAAGCTGCTTAATGAAGAAGTTGAGACTTACGAGAACCTAACGCATCACGGCCGCTCGGGTAAGGCCAACAAAGAACGCCTAAAAGAGCTTAAAGATACACTTCCCGTATTGGAAGCCAGAAAGCAGGCCATTGAGGAAGAAAACGAAGCTACTCAGAGAGCGCTAGATTTAGAGTCCAAAAAAGGCAATTTAAAATCTGAGCGCACTTCAGGTGCCGACTCTATCAAACTGGAAGAACAGCTTTTAAATG